CAGATAGTAAGAAAGTGAGATGCTCCAAATTATATAGAAAAAAGCAAATAGGATCACAATCTACGATCTAGAACATTGCACGATCATGGGAGATCTTGCTGTCTATCTCTCTATCTATTTTGAAAAAAGTTGTGTATAAAAGTTTACAATGTGTATAAAAGTTGTTATAGTATGTATATACAACAAAACAACAACAACAAAACAACGGAGCATAAAATGCAAACACCAATCAACACAACAACAGGCAAAGAATACACCGGCGGCAATGTTTCAGAACTCTTAGCAGCTGGCTTCACTTCCAATGAATGGGCTACTTACAAGCAATGGCAAGGCGAGGGGATGCAAGTCCAGCGAGGCCAGAAAGGAACACGCATTACAAAGATGGTGAAGATTATCTGTAAGAAAGAACACAAAGAAAAGCTCGTGCCTCGTTACTATACTGTATTCAATGCAGAGCAAGTCGCACCAGCAGAACAACAAGCAGCAGCAGCCAAATAAACAACAACAGGGGGAGCAATCCCCCACCTTAACAACAACGGAGCAAATCATGCACATGATACCAACACAAAACTCACACAATTACCCTTTATCCTTTGACAGATTCATGCTTATTTATGACGGGATCCCACAGAATCAAGATCAATCTTTCCAGTCAGAAAGATGGTATGTGTTAAGCGAATGCGCGAAGCACGTCTATTCTGTTGTCGTGTACTTCTGCACTTTCAATAGATGTATTTTGTATCATGCCCAGAGAGTAAAATGAATCTATACGTCAAGATCCCCCTTGATCTACTCGATGAGGGGGCGATCAATGTCTATCACTACTGCCAGCTCTATAGCCAGCTGCTAACATGCCGCAAAATCAATCTGAAAAAATACGCTAGAGACAATCAAATATCTTACACTACAGCAAGGCGACTTCTAGCCATTGCAAAACAACAATCACAACGGAGCAACAAATGAACTACCCCGATTATGTCAAAGACAAAAAAGATGAAATCATATTCAAATTTCTGTCCAACGTCGCAGATCACTATGACAAAAACACATTTTGGCGCAAATCACAACATGCACTGTACAAGCGCAAATTTGGCAATATACCCGATTCATTTCTGATCAAGTCGCTGTTAGACTATCTGACGCACAAGATGACAGGACAGACTAAATTTGTGCCGACTGTGGCCAATGTCAGCGAGTATGTGCAAGGCCAAACAGGATTTATGAAGCACTGGCTCTCTGTGCCCTTGGATAAAGAATATTGCAGACATTGCCGCACAGATGAGATCGGCAAATCTGGCGGCTGGCGTACAATATTCTTTTACGGCATGCGCGGCGATACTAAGCGAATGGGCGAGTTAATCGTATCGGCGAAATGTGACTGCGAGCTGGGCGAGAAATTAAACGGCGCCGGATATGAGACTGTCATGATGCAGCTACTCAATAGCGATCCAAATGCAGAAGTAGCCGTCGACAGATATGATCAGCAGCTAGGGCGAAAGTTACAGGCGCGTCACCTGACTAACTATCACTGGGATCAAATCCTAGCTCGTGGCTATGTGCGTTACGGCATTGCTGAGGCCGGCGAGGATACGGATCGATTATATCCGATCTGGGAATCTCCATTTTGGATCACGCCAGAGGGCGAAGTAGCTGCAGGGCTATACGGCTGGACTATTCCAGAGCATATTGCACAACAGATTCCGCACCAGAATCTAACAGCACAGCACAAGCACAGCATGCTCAGACGTATCCGCAAAGATATTCAGAATGACGGATACACAGGCAGCGTGCCACAGCATATCGGCGGCAATATTGCGCGGGATATGGGGGATTTCTTTTGATACGAATAGGATCTTTATTTGCTGGGATCGGCGGCTTCGATGTTGGAATATCTGCCGCCTTTCCTACAGCTCGCACAATCTGGCATGTTGAGCAGGATGCATTTTGTCAATCTATCCTGCGCAAACATTGGCCAGAATCACAAATCTTTAACGACATAAGAACAGTCGGATCACATAATCTTGATCCTGTTGATATTTTGCTTGGTGGCTTTCCATGTCAAGATATCAGCAAGGCAGGCAGGCAGAGAGGAATCAATGAAAATACAAAGTCTGGTCTTTGGTGGGAAATGCATCGAATTATCAACGAGCTACAGCCAAGAATCGCAATTATGGAAAATGTCGGCGCAATCCGATCAGTCGGAGGATCCGCAGTTGTTGGATCGCTTGCCGATATCGGGTATTGTGCTGAATGGACTATTATACGAGCTTCAGAAGTCGGAGCGCCCCATTTGCGGCGGCGCTGGTTTTGCGTGGCATATCCCAGAGATCTGCTTGACCAGAGATCGACTATTACCGACACCAACAGCAACAGGCAGCGAGCATCGAGCACGATACAGTCAAGGCGGGCGGCCGTTGATGTACATGCTCCTAAAAGCACATTCTGGAGACAATTTGAAGCTCCGGCCGCAGTTTGTCGAGTGGATGATGGGATTTCCCGAAAATTGGACAAATCCAGAATAAAAGCGCTAGGAAATGCAATTGTTCCACAGTGTGCAGAATGGATCGGGCTACAGGTCAAAAATAGCGGATTGCTTGACGATCTGCTTTGACACTGGCTATTTAGTCCTATATAGTGAGGGGGATCGCATTGATCCCCTTTTTTATTGGAGCCTATCATGCCACCGAAGCGCAAAACGAAAGAAGTCAAAGACAGCAGCAGAGAGACAGCACACGAGGCGGCTACAGATGCGCCAAATATGCCGCAAAACTGGCTCGTAGTTAGATTGTCACCTGTACAGATGCAGCAGCTAGAGATCATCGCTGAGATATCGAATAGAGACACGCCTGAAGAGTACGCAAAGAAAGTCATCAATCAGCACATCGCTGATCGTTTGTATCTGGTGACACGATGAGCAAATGTCCAGCATGTGAATGTGATCCCTGCGATTGTCACGGCGCAACAGTCAAGCACAAAGCTGTTTGCATATCCATGACAGCAAAGAGCATCGACCAGCTGAAAGAGCTACAGGATAAAACAGGAAAGAGCAAATCAAAGATCGTCAGAGACGCCATAAATAAAGAACATCAGGAGATCAGCAAGTGAGCAAGTCAGATAGTCAGAAAGTCGGCGAGTTTGTACGCATTGACAAACTGCATCCACACCACAAAAACCCGCGCAACAATGATCACGCTGTCGCAGCAATCGCAAACAGCATTAAACGATTTGGATTCACTAGCCCGATTGTAGCCAACAAAGATCAGACAATACTCGCAGGACATACACGCTGGAAAGCCGCCAAATCTATCGGCCTTGAAACTGTGCCTGTCGTCTATGTTGATCTGTCTCCTGTCGATGCTGAGCTGCTCATGATAGCCGATAATAAACTGGGCGAAAAAGCCGACTGGAATACGGATCAGCTGGCTGAATTGCTGACTGGATTAAGAGACAAAGGAGAGGATCTTGAAATACTGGGCTTTGAAGATCACGAACTGGATGATTTACTTGATAATCTTGATGATGATTCTGATCCTTTTGGAGATGGAGAAGCAGGAGCGGATCAGGAGTTTGACGAAGTAACGAGCGATCTAGATTTCAGACTGCTCAAGGGGAATTGTCTGGACATGCTTAAGGAGCTGCCAGATAATAGCATAGATTCGATAGTAACTGATCCGCCTTATGAACTGGGATTCATGGGCAAAGCGTGGGATAGCACTGGGATCGCCTATTCTGTCGAGCTGTGGTCTGAATGTTTGCGCGTATTAAAACACGGCGGGCATCTAGTCGCATTCTCAGGATCTCGAACTGTCTTTCCGATGGGCGTTGCGATTGCTGAGGCAGGCTTTGAAGTGCGCGACATGATCAGCTGGATCTATACAAGCGGATTTCCGAAAAGTTTGGATATATCAAAGGCGATTGATTCAAAGTTGGGAGTACAAAGAGAAATAATAGAAGAGAAGCCAACACAGGGGATCGGAGGCAATGGAGTTTTTAATGGTCACAAAGACGGCGCAACATGGAAAATAACAGCACCAGCAAGCCCACAAGCTCAACAATGGCAAGGATGGGGCACAGCACTTAAGCCAGCACAAGAGCCGGCAGTGCTTGCGAGAAAGCCGATTGATCCTGACTGCTCAAGTATTGCTGAGAATGTCTTGAAATGGGGCACAGGGGCGATCAATATAGATGCTGGGCGCTTTGCTTATGGGGACGATTGTCATTTCGGAGATCCTGATTATCAATCAGGAGGAAGATCACAAGATAATAAATTTCACAATTTAGATCAAAGTAATTTTAAAATTATTGAGAGAACTCCGAAAAACGAGATCGGGCGATGGCCTGCAAACGTCTATCAATGCAAAAAGCCACAACGATCCGAGAAAGAAGCAGGGCTTGATCATTTGACAGGCAAGACAAGCGCAGAGATTACAAACAGGAAAGAAGGATCGGCGGGCGCTGTGCATGCTAGATCAGGCAAAACGGCAACAGGGGAGGTCAAGAATTTTCATCCAACAGTCAAGCCGATCAAGCTGATGCGCTGGCTATGTCGCCTCCTGACGCCTCAAGGCGGCACAGTGCTCGATCCATTTCTAGGCAGTGGCACAACAGCAGTTAGCGCAATCTTAGAGGGCTTCAATGCTGTCGGATGCGAGATGACAGAAGATTATTATCCAATCATTCAGGGGCGCGTAAACTGGGCAAAAGCAGAGCGCAACAAGGAGATTCTAAATGGGCAGAAATTCGAAACTGACTGATGCATGCAAGCGTCAGATCCTACAAGTGATCTCCGTGGGCGGTTCTAAGTCTCTAGCGGCTAAACATGCGGGGATATCTTTAGTGACGCTGTTAAACTGGCTCAAGCGAGGCGAGCAGGCTAACAAGGGCGCATTTCGAGATTTTTATTTAGAATTCAGACAGGCAGAGGCGCGGCCGGATATTCTAGCTATGGGGATTGTCAGTAAGGCAGTCAAAGAGGGCGATGTGGCGAGCGCTCGATGGTGGCTCGAAAAACGCGCAGGCTGGGGGCAACGTGAGGAGCCAGCTGTGCAGATATCAATCACGCCTGAAAATATGAGCGTGACCCAGCTGCTACAGGAAGCAGAGACAGTCAGCCAGAATCTCAAGGCAATCGCGCCTCCGATCATTGATCTCGATGAAGAATAAACTTTTTTTCATAAAAGTGATAAAAATAGTTGACGGTGATAAAAATAGTTGTTAATATATAAGTATAAGC